AAAAAAGGTTCCCTGAAATCCTTTACACTAAAGGCAATGAACTTCGTGCAGATATCGCCAAAGCAAATAAAAAAACAAGAGGCGAACAACAAATGGCCTGGGAATGCAATGACCTTATCAACCATGCTACTCAGCTAATCTACCGTCACATATTAACAAAATAAAAATAATGTAATTTATAACTTTTATAAATGTAACATATAACTAACTAAAAAGCCTTTTTTAGTCACCACTACTTTTTCCCAAGGGTTTTGCGCAACTTTTCTCAAAAGTTGCAAAATAAAATTGAGATACTTTTCTCTCATTTTTTATATTGACATATAGTTAAAGTTAAAGTTGAAGTTACGTTTTGAGTTTGAATACCCCGAATAACAGTAAGAATGAATAGAATTGAAGATACTGATCCTCGCATTGATACCGGAATGGATATCTTCAATAGATTCATTGAAAGAAGTGGCATGGAAAAAAAATCATATCAATATGATGGTGTTAAGTGGTTACTCCAAAACGAATTGCGAGATGATAGTAGTGGCGGATTCGTTGCTGATGAAATGGGTCTCGGTAAAACTATCATGATGATTGGATTATGCCTTGCTAATTTTAAGCACAATCGCAAGACCCTTATTGTTCTACCGCCTGTATTAATTGAGCAATGGTATTCACAAATATATAGGACAACTGGACACAAATCCGTTGTCTATCACGGCGAAAATAAAAAAAATATTGACAGAAAAACAGCAGCCAACTCAGAAACAATTAACGATGACCCATTTGAAGGCGCAATAATTGTCCTCTGCAGTTATGATGCAATATCAATCTTTAGAGAAAAAACGGGCAAGAACTACAGGAATCTAAGTGTCAGTGACGATAATAAACAACCAAAAAAACGTATAGAAAACTCTCTACTACATCGTGTTAAATGGGCCCGTATCATTTTTGATGAAGCCCATCACTTGCGCAATAAAAACACTAGTAGATATCTCGGTGCAAAATTGTTAAAGTCAGATATTAAGTGGCTTGTCACAGGAACTCCTGTTCAAAATAGAAAGCAGGACTTTTATGCTTTATGTTCATTGATTAATTTACCTGCTTCTTATTACACTAATCCAGATAATTACGCTGAAATAGTAACTACTCTTATTTTAAAAAGAACAAAAAAAACTGTAGGCATTGATTTAGAAGACGCCCATCACGCCAAAAACATCGTTGCATGGAAAAGCGAAGCCGAACTAAAATTCTCTCAGGAATTACATTCACTGATTGCTTTTACAAATGTCAAATCCCCATCCCCATCTAATGAAGACAGCATATTGGTACCAAAGGGATTACTTTCACTCTTACTAAAAGCAAGACAAAGTTGTATTTATCCAAAGATGGTAAAAACTATCAATAGCATCAACGGCATTGGCTTACTTGACCAAAACCCAACAAGCACTAGTAAACTAGATTCAGTTGTTAGCACTATTTTGGAGCGAAAAGATAACGGTAACGGTAAGCTTGTATTCTGCCACTTTAAAGAAGAGATTAATGAGATTGCAGAGAGACTACTCAACAACGGTTTAAATGTTGGAATCTTAGACGGAAAAATTACACAAGGTGCACGTCGTAAGCTCCTAAGTGAACAAAAAGACGTTTTGATTTTGCAAATTCAAACCGGTTGTGAAGGTTTGAATTTACAGGATAATTATAGCGAGATCTATTTCGTAAGTCCTCATTGGAATCCTTATGTTGAAGATCAAGCCATTGCAAGATGTCATCGCATTGGACAAAAGAAACCAGTATTCGTTTGGCGCTTTGAAATGGATGGGTTTGATTCTATTGATAATCGTAATCCAATAGCAAAAAACTTAGAGGAGCATGTAATAGACGTTCAAAATGCTAAAAGAGATGTTGTCAAGCAAATCAACCTTTAGAAATCAACCTTTAGAAATCAACCTTTAGAAAAGGTTGAGCCAAAACCCTTGGGCAAAGGGTCCAAAATAATTTTGCTCTACTTTTCAAAAAAGTAGATTTTTTTTTGGCTCAACCTTTTCTAAAGGTTGAAAAAGTAGATTTGGAAAAGGTAAACCCAAAAAACACGCTATTTGGCTCCACCTTTCTCAAAGGTGGAATTCCATTATAAAATACTCTTTTTTTGGTTCATATCTTTCAAACCGCATTAACATTGGATGATCGGTGATTGATTCTCTCGTCCACTTAAATCCATAAGCTTCATAAAATAATACAGATTCTTCAATTGAACTCAGTATTATTTTTATATTAATTTCGTTTCCCACTTCACTCTCATTTTCCCTTTTGATTCTTTCTATGAACCCATCTAAAAGTTTGGAAGCATACCCCTGATTTCTAAATTTGCGCTTTGTGCATGCAATTAAAATGTAATATATTAGCTCATTCTCATTGTATTTGCACTTGCGATAAGCCAACATGGAAGGACAATTCTTCAATGAAAACTCGTTATCGTTATCAATACAATGAAACGCAATTATGTTCTTTGTATTACCTAAAACATTATATATATATTTGGGATGAATATTATGATGCGAATATTTTGCAATTGCATTGAAACATTCTTCGCCAAAAGTTTCAATTGAATCTAATACAGTTTCTAATGGTTCATTATCAATTATATCATTCATAATAACATCAGAATAAAAGTTCATTAGGTTATATGATTTGTTTTACTATTATTTATTAATATCATAATAGTAAAACAAATCAATATCAATTATTTTTTAAATGCCTATTTTTGTTTTATAGTTTTATTTTTTACTCTTTTCTTCATATAGCTTTAAAAATTGTTTCAAAACAATTAAAGAAACACCATTGGTGTCTGGTTGAAATTTTTTTTGCATTTGATTACAAATACCATTAGTCATATTATTTTTTAATTCATCATCTGCCACACTATATATATATGAAGCTAACATACGCGCAAAAGAGCGAATTTCCGTCAAAACGATGTTGTTTTTAATATCAGTGGTGCTAGAATAATTATCAACACCGTCATATTGCAGCCAATCGTGAAACAATTCATTCTTATCATTACGCCTTGTTGTATTATCAATCGGGTTTTCAAAAAAATCAAAATAAGAAACTAGTGAATAATAAGGATTTCCATAACTTTTGTGAGTCTTGTCCAATTTATTTGTAATAAGGAATGCATTTTTGCGAACATTGCCAATATCATTAAGTAAAAAATCTTCCAAAACAGGTTGTTGAATTACCAGTTTTTGTATAATGGAAGCTAATTCACCATCTGATAATTTTATATTTGGATTATATTGTTTAAAATATTCAGCTATCAACTGTTTAATAGCTTTGTATATTTCATAATTAGTATGACGTGAATTAAAAAAAAGCGTGTCTTTCAAATATTTTGCTGTTTTGGATTTATTTTTTACTTTTTCATCAGTTAAATAAAAGTTAAAATAACGCTGTAGTTTGAACAAAAATAAAAACAAATAATTTTTTATTGATTTTATCAATGTTTTATTTCTAGATTCAACTAGTTTGAGTTTAATAGTTGTTTTCATTTTGGAATCGTGGGATTTATTGTCAACATTGGCGTTGGTGTTGGTTAATGTTACAATTGGACTAGATCTATTATAATTTTCAAATAATTTATTAATGCATTTTTCAATGTTTCCAATGACTGCAATGCGTTCATCTGCAATTCTTTTATAATTTTTAAAGTTATTTATAGAATCTTTTGCAAGTTCTTTGAAAATGTCAACCATGTCTTTAATGTGACACGAAAACGTCATCTGAGGAACAAAACAAATGTCATCAATATCTAATTGTTTATCAATTAGATGTGTTTGTAGATAATATAAATTTGTATTAGGTAAATGATACAAATTACGTATTTCAGATTTTTTCATAATTTCTTTATCGTCTTCGCTGAAATTCATAATCAGCCTTCCACTTTGTTTTTCTAATTGATTTAAATGAAAAATCAAATTTTGGGCAACATTGATAAAAGTATTTAGAATGATATTTTTGTTTTGTTTTGGCCTGTAGTAAGTCATAATCCATTCCACGTCGGAAAACATTCCGCAATCTTTTTTACCCCAAGCTTCAAAATTAAGTTTGTATTTATTTCCAGCCTCTGTTTCAAAGGTGTAAAGATCGTTCTTATCAATTAGATCGCTATCAGTTTTTGTATTTGTATTTGTATTATTTTTGGTATTCGCGGCGTTTGCAGCATCATTTATATTGCAAAAAGCATAAAGATATTTTGTGAATGGAGTTACCGCCATATCATTCGCTACTAAAAATGTAGTATCATCTGCTTTCACTAAAGTTGTTTGTTTTTGTTTGTTTTTGTTTAAACTTTCCGTGGTATATGCGTCTATTTCAAGCGTTTCTTCTAGACGATTAGCATAATAGTCGTAATCGTCATCGTCATCGTCATCGTCATCATCATCATCATCATCATCATCATCATCATCATTTTCATTTGTATGTCTGTGCGTGTTTGTAGAATTGTAACCATTTTGTAGTTTCATCATTTTTTCGTAATCTTTTGAATTTGTATCAGTGTTTAACAGTATCGGGTTATTTTCACTGTCAGTTGTAATAAGTGTAAATTTTGCTAAACTCATTGTTTCTAATTCATAACCAATACTCAATATCTTTCTAAAGATATTATGTTTATCTATGTCACCTCCATATATTTTTCTGGTTTTATTTTTGTGTTTGACTATTATTGACCTTCTGTTTTTGGTTTTCATTTTTTATTTACATTATATCAATTTTTTAATTCCACATTTGAGTTAAAGGTGTTAAAGGTAAATAAATACTTAAATAAAATAAACTTTATAATAATAATATTAAGATTCATTAATCATGTATATCCTTTATACTTTTAAAAATAATCAAGGTATAGGTGACAATCTCAGAGGATTGATTGCTGTTTTGCAAGTTGTAAAAAAAATAGAAACAAAAAAAGAAATCCAATTTCATGTTGATTTCTCTGAATCTCATATAAATAAATTTTTAATACATAAATTAGCCGATAATTTATTACAATTAAAACAATCAGGGCAAACTGAAATAAAATCATTTTATTGTCGAGATGACCCTAATGATAAAGGTTGTCAAGACGATATGTTAAATTATTTATTAAATTCTCAATCAACTATGATTTGTATAAATTCAAACTTTTTTCCTGAAATAGATGATATAAATGAAGACATTAAAACATTTGTAAAAAATATCTTCAAATTCAATGAAGATTTTGAGAATATATTTAATAGTTACTTAAATCAAATACCCAAAGACTATATTCTTTATCATTATCGCTTTGGAGATTTCATGTTTCATAATGATCACAACGCAAATTTTGATCAATTTATTAAATCCTATGATGAATTGTCAAAACAAAATGAAAATTTTTAGGTTTAATATTAAGCGACTCATTGAATTTCAAAAAAAAAATTTATGAAAATTATAATAACCTTGATACAATGGTTTTTTTAAACAGGCCGACACATACAGCTTACACAAATGATATTGACGATATAAATATTTTTATTGATTTTTTTCTTGTTACAAAAGCCAAATCCATTTATTGTTACAGTTATTATCCATGGATATCTAATTTTGTTTTATGGAATAGTTATATTTATGATATACCTTTGATCAACATTTCATAAAACCCCTATAGGTAGGAGCTTGCAAATCTTCACTGGTATAAACGAGACAATGTGTAAAGGTGGACAAATAAAATTGATATCAATTAAATAATAAAATACAAAATCATTATATGATCATGCAAACTCAACCACAACTAAAGACTCTTTGCATACCAAGAATTTTATCAAATATTACAAAAGACTCTATATGCGATACAATCAACAATTTAAATCTTGGTACTATACATCACATAGACATTATCCGAAATAAAAATTTATCAAACAAAGCATTCATTCATTTTAGCAAATGGAATAATGGAGGTAATGCTGATATAGCAAAAGATAGACTGTTAAATGGTAAAGATATTAAAATTATTTATAACGAACCTTGGTTTTGGAAACTTGTCACTTTTCGCGAAACAAAAAAATAAAATGTACAATAATATTATATATTAAATTATATAAAACTATTCTTAAATAAAAATGATGAAAACAATTTATGAGTCTGACCTAGAATCTGTTGTTACTAGTGATAGTAGTAGTAGTAGTGGTTCCGAAACTAGTGCAAGTAGTTGTAGTAATTGTCCAGGTAATAACAGAAACAATTATATTTATAGTAGTAGCAATAGCAGCAATAGTAGCAATAGTAGCAATAGCAGCAATAGTAGCACTAGTAGCACTAGTAGCAGTAGTAGTGACAATAATATTAGTATAAGAAAATTTTCTAACAATAGTGTTATATCTAGTAATAATAACGGCCTCTACACAAAAAATAGTAACAATAAAAATAACCATAATCATAAATCAATTTCTAATAAAATAATTATTGATGTAGCGGTTTTATGTCATGAATATACGGAAATTGAAAAAATGTGTCATGATCACATTGTAAATTTAGACGAAATAGAAATAACAAAAGAACTATTCCAATCTATTTTTTATCCTTATTGCGAGAATTTTGGTATAAATAAAAACAATGTATGTAACAATTCTTTTTATCAAGAATATATTTCATTTTTACCAGAATATAGAAGTGTAAATGGAAAAAAATTTTATCTACTTGAAGAAATTATTTCAAATATAGAGAGTGATTTAAATATTTCTAGAAATTGTTTTACGGTAGAGTCACTAGTAGAATTAACAAATGAAATAATTAGTATTAATTCTTTTTGCAATTTAAATTGCTGTAGTGTTTTATCATCATTAACGTGGTGTAATATATTGGAAATAATAAAAAATTACACTATATTAAACGAAAATTGTGATTGTAGTACCAGCTCTAGCTCTAGCTCTATACATCAACCAGTTATACCAATATGTGTAATAAGTGTTATTTTTAAGACTCCGACTCCTGGTGTTAAGAATACAATTGTCAGATTCAATTATAGAATCACAGATTTATAAAATATAAAATTAAAAAGTATATGATTACATTAGTTATTAGTAATCATATATAAAATAATAATAACAAATTAAAATAAGAAAGAACAAAATTCATGAATACTATCACAACTACTAATAACCCAGACTTTGATTTAAACCTTGATAATTACAACTTCAATGAAATATTAAATTTATTTAAAATACACGACATTGGTTCTGATGATAAAAAATATTATAAATACAAAATGGATGAAAAATTGGCGGGAATCAAAGAAAAATACTCTAAAGAAATATACAATTTTTTTTATAAATCAAAAATGATTATTTTATCTATTTTCAATCTACTTCATAATAACATTATAAAAAATAATAATAATGAAATAGAAGGTTATGTGAATTATTTGAAAAACATGAAAAATTTAGAAATTTATATAGACAGAGAAGACGATCTATATAGTAAACTGGTAAATGATAATCAATATAAAATTAAAATAATAGATTCTGATGAAAACACCATATCCAATTCACTTTTTAATTTGAATTTGAATACTCCTTATAAAAATATACACAGCGGCAGAGTAGACCCATCTTTAAACGGTAAAAACAATACAAATTTTATAGTGAATTCACATACCAATGAAATATCCCCAGGAGATTTGAATTCCGTAAAAAGAATCACTCAACTTTTGAATCTAAATTTGAATAGTTGTTTTCGCAATAATTATTACCAAAGTAATCCATGTGATTACTTGTATATGATTCCTTCTGAAATAAAAAATGTAACAGCAATGCGTCTTGTTTCCATTGAAATTCCAAATTCTTGGTATCTTTTTTCAAACCTAAAAAAAAACAATGTTTTTGAAATAGTTTTCAATGTTCCCGCAAATTTCAATAATAATGGAACCAAGACAAACACAACATGTGGATATGTAATAGAAATACCTGAAGGCAATTATGATAGCGAAACCTTACAGGATTTTCTAAATTCAACCTATTTTTATGAGGCACCATCAAGCTCAGAATATAAAAAAACTTATTTGAGGTACATTAAATTTTCAATTAATAAATACAATTTTAGAACGACTTTTGAATTGGTAAATCTACCAACAACGTCATCAACATCAGACAACAAACGCGACGCGGATGCGGATGCATATGACGATGATGACATTTGTAATGAAAAAGACAGACTAAGGTTTTCTTTAAAATTCTCACAAGGTATAAATGAAAATATAATGAACACATTTGGTTGGATAGTAGGTTTTAGGTCAGGCAATTATATAAATATTGACGAAAGTATAACGTCAGAGGGACTTTTTGATGCAGGCGGTGATAGATATATATATGTGTGTATCAATGATTTTCAATACAATAATAATCCATTAAACATGGTTTGCTTTGATAAGAGTGTTTTTAATGAAGATGTAATCGCAAAAATACCGATGGTTAATGGAAAACTGTCATTGATAATAAATGATAATAACAACGCGTTAGCAAAAGTAAGGCGATATAATGGACCAGTAAACTTATCAAGATTACAAATCAAAATAGTAGATCATTTTGGAACAATAATAGACCTGAATAATATGGATTTTAGTATGACATTGGAATTACAATTATTGTATGAAAATTTCAATTTCAAAAATGTAACTTATTAGACTTTTGCAGATTCAGAAATTTTTTTTGTGTTTCCAGAATTTGTATCATTCGCATAACTTTCTTCCTCGTCATTCTCATTCTCCTCCACGACTACCTCCGTTTTAGTAACATACTCTTTTATTTTTCTGTACGTAATGTCATCTTCTTTTAATAATTCTTTTATTTTACTAATAACATCATCGTCATATTTTTCATTTAACTCTCGTTTGGGTTTACCAAAAATACTATTATAAATTTCGTATTCCGGCAAAAGTTTAATCATAGAAGTTTTAAATACCATCGTCATAATTTCATTTGAATCACGTTTCCCGTTCATAGTTTCGTCATAATCTTCCAATAATTTTTGTTTTTCAATCAAAACCTTAAAAACTTTTAACATTTCATCGTATGCAACAAGCTCATCTGATTTATGAATATCACTATGATATTTAATTTTATTTTGTATTTCGTCAATAAAATAGATGTTTTCTTTTAAAACATTCCATTGTTTGGATACAAGTGGTATTAAATAATTATTTAATATTCTCTCTTTTAACTTTTTAATTTTTGTATTTGTTGAAGTATAGTTGTAGTTGTAGTTGTAGCTATATTTGCCTAATAAATTCATTTCATTTCCATAAAAATTAATTCCTGATAAATTATTTCTAGATGAATTATTTATCATTAAACGTTTTCTTATTTACTTAATAAATATATATGATATTAATTTAATAAAAAAATATATTTATTAACAATCAAAATTATACATAAAAAAGTGGTTTTGCTTTCTTACATAATCCAGTTTTACACCTTTTTTTTCTACAAGAACATCTTTTTGGTTTATGTCCAGAAGGTCCCGATGGTCCCGATGGTCCAGAAGGTCCAGAAGGTCCAGAAGGTCCAGAAGGTCCAGAAGGTCCAGAAGGTCCAGAAGGTCCCGATGGTCCAGAAGGTCCCGATGGTCCAGAAGGTCCAGATGGTCCAGAAGGTCCAGAAGGTCCAGAAGGTCCAGAAGGTCCCGATGGTCCAGAAGGTCCAGAAGGTCCAGAAGGTCCAGAAGGTCCAGAAGGTCCGGTAGGCCCTGGTGGTCCGGTAGGCCCTGGTGGTCCTGGTGGTCCAGTAGGTCCTGGTGGTCCTGGTGGTCCTGGTTGTCCGGTAGGCCCTGGTGGTCCTGGTGGTCCAGTAGGTCCTGGTGGTCCTGGTGGTCCTGGTGGTCCTGGTGGTCCTGGTTGTCCGGTAGGCCCTGGTTGTCCGGTAGGTCCTGGTGGTCCTGGTGGTCCTGGTGGCCCTGGTTGTCCTGTAGGCCCCGGTTGTCCAGAAGGTCCGGTAGGTCCCGATGGTCCAGAAGGTCCGGATGGTCCCGATGGTCCAGAAGGTCCGGATGGTCCAGATGGTCCCGATGGTCCCGATGGTCCCGAAGGTCCGGTAGGTCCGGTAGGTCCCGATGGTCCCGATGGTCCGGTAGGTCCGGTAGGTCCGGTAGGTCCCGATGGTCCCGATGGTCCAGATGGTCCCGATGGTCC